GAATAATGGTATTGGACCCGTATCTAAAACTAAGATTTTGCAGGAATTAGCTATTACCTATTTTGGTAATAATTTTAATGCTAGTGAAATCTCAGTTCCGGAAGTTTCTATTGATTCTAAAATCACAGAATTACAGGAACTAATTCGTCGCGACCGAGATAAACAAGTCGCAGAAAAGAAAAAAGCACTTGAAACATTAGATTTTCTTCCAGCTACTTTGAAGAAACAAATTAATGATTCATTTGTTTCCCACCAAATGGATAATAATGCTATTGAAGCTGAAGTGAGCATTGATAAAGAACCGACAATTGCTCTTGTGGAACAAGGACCAATTTCTATTGTTACAGTCGAAAATACTTCTGATATATCTACGATTGTAACTGAAGAAGTTGAAACTTTTACTCATGCCGCTGGCCACTTGTATCTTTATGATACTGTTAAATGGTCTAGTACTGCACGTTATGGAGATCAATTGTTAAAATTAGATTTACCATCAGCTTTATTCTCTAAAGGAGAATTCATTAATAGTATAAATTCCCAAATTTTTAAGGTTTATCGTTTCTTCCGTTTTGATATAGAACTTACTATATCATTAAATGCTTCAAAAATGGAGTATGGAAAATTACTCGCCGGTTGGAAGTATTGTGGTAATTCATCTCATCTTGAAGAAGGTAATTACATGATTCCTTCTCAATTGCTTCAAGGCCCCCATGAATTTATTAATGCAAGTAATAATTTATCTGCTAAATTTATTATTCCTTATAAATTCATTTGGCCTATGTTAGTCATGGAGCCTGATTTTAAGATTACTGATTATGCTTCATTTGTGTTAACTGTTTTTAATACATTAAGAAGTTATGATTCATCAAGTACTTCAATTTCAGTTTCCTTATTCTTCAGATTTACGAATGTGCATAAATCTGCACCTTTTTATAATCTAAGTGTCAAACATCAGATGCTTGAAGAAATGGCTGGAAAATTAGCAGTTTATGGTGTTGAGAAATTACTTCGATATCTTCGAAGAGATAACAACAGAGATAAACCTTCTGACCCTACCGCTCCACTTTGTATGGTACCACAAAGTACGAGAAGTTGGAGTCAAGGAACTAATACAGTTGAAAGACTTAACATTCTGAGATTAGATCCTTTGGCTACAACACCACATTTCGATACTACAGATACCTTAAAAGTTAAGGATATTATTAGTGTGTATGGTTTTCTTAAAACTATTACATGGGAATCTAGTAAGAATACTGGTGATGAATTATTTTCAACATTCGTTAGTCCAGTTTATCCTTATTCAACTATTGATCAGATCGATAAACCTTACGATTCAGCCAAAGACCAGCTTGCTACTTATAAGAACTCACCATTGAGTGTTATAAGTTCATGCTTTTCTTACTGGAGGGGCCGTTTGGAATATCGATTCGATTTAGTTCATCCTTTTATGGTAACAGGAAAACTCTTCGTCTGCTTTATTCCTAGAGCAGACATGACAAAGAATGATACCAGGTATTATACATATGAAAAATGTAAAACATTTGAAGGTATGTATTTTGACCTTGGTGAAGTTACAAGTTTTACCTATGTAACTCCTTTCCTCACAAATATGCCGTGGTTAAACACCGAACCATCATATTTCCATGCGAACATTGGTGTTATTCGAATGTTTGTTGTTAATACATTACGCTGCGGTAGTGTTTCCTCACAGATTGAAATAAATGTTTTTGTCAGAGCTGCCAGTGATTTTTCACTTGCCATACCAACAATACCTCGTATGGCACCTTCTTTTGATAGAAATTATATTAGAGATCTTAAAGAATACACTATTCCAGCAAGTTGTTTTAAAGGAGGAGCAATTAAACTTGCTGACGGGATGGAGCGTTATTTCCCCTACGCTAAAGATACAGCGGGAAAATTAGCTGTAATTACTCCAGAAGTTAAGGAATGTTGTATACTTCGTGTTCATGGAGACATAAAAGTGTACATTTGGAAAGATGGAGTACTTGATGCTACAATTCAAGTTGGATATATCATGATGATATACGGTGAAGGAACAACAAAACCTGATTGTTTTATTCCTCTTGAAAACCATTTTGATCAATTTGAGATTGCTTTCAGCATTGTTGAAGCCATGAATAGCAAAAAGACCCTATTTGCTAATGAAATCAAGAAATATAAATTAAATGAACTTTTCATGCAATTTATAACAATTCCTTTAAAGGAATCGTTTGAACAATGCTCTGAAGCCGGTACTGGTTTGATTGTTAACAGTCCCTTTAAAGTGAAACATCAAGCAGGAGAACCTGTAATCGATCTCCATAGAAGTGTTCCTCATGATTCGGTATACTTTTATAATGAAAGTTTTTCCGATCTTAAAGACCTAATGAGAAGATACCAATTTTATTGTGATCACACTTTTAAGGCTGTTGGTAAAGAGAAAGTTGGTTTGGTCAAAGTTCGAATTCCGATAATTCCATCTGGATTAGTTGTTGATTTACAAGACAAAGAGATTTCTAAAGAACTTGACTCTGAAATTTATAACAAAACTCGCGGAGGTTTAATACCTTTAATAGGATCTGGTTTCAGATTCTATAGAGGTGGAATGCGTTTTAAATTTGTATTCTCAGTTGAACAATTAACAACAATTTATATAACACATGTTCCAGATAGAGCTACGAATGTTAAAATTTACGAGCCTAAGGACAATAGTGCTTACAGCTTCAATTTAACTGGATATGCTATGCATGGACAAAGTGCTCATATAAATAATGTTATTGAATTTGAGATTCCATATTATAAACGTTCAAATTATCTCTGGGCCAATAAGACCTCCCAGAAATCCGCGACCTTATCGAATCTAGGACACATTGATATTGCTTTGGTTAGTAAGAACGATCAAGCTATCAATGTTCAATGTTTTTATGCATTTGCTGATGATTCCAGATTTACATCATTTCAGGGTTTCCCAACTAACATCAATGTTACAGAAGTTCCAATGGGACCCAAGTTTGAAGAAGATTTTGAGCTTGTTGAGTGGCAAATGGATGAACAACAACCGGAATGTAGTGATCCTCAACCTAAAATTGATAAGAGCAAAACCAATTCGAATATATTGGCTATGTCTCGTGAAGAGATAAAACAAATATTGAGGGATTGGGATGAACTTGGTATAACAATACAAATGGTTTTAGATTTCGGTAAGTGGTTAACTGATGAAGAACTTAAAGCTGAAATTAAACAAATTGCTGTACCTCGCGATCTACTTGAAAAACTTAAGACAGATCAAAAATTGAAAGATCTTTTTAGGGATTTCTTACATTATACTGGAGTTATGCCTTCTGATTGTCAACATAGTAAACTTCATGGAACCAATTGTTTAGATTATGATTGCACATATGTTGATAATAAACATTTCTTCGCTAAGAACGGAACACCACATAAGGAACTTAAAGAAGAAGAAACCCTATGTGTTGATAAGAGATGTTGGTTGAAGACAAAAGCTGGTGAGAGGTATATTAGGAAATGGATCAAACATAATTTTACAGGCAGGCATAAAATTGATGCACGTGAAGTACCACCTGCATTTATGCCTTATGTGCTTGTTGTTTATCCAGATCTAGAAATTACAGAAATACCTTGTGAAGAAAAAGATATTCCAGAAGAAGTTAAGAAAGACTCGAAGAGTTTCCTTAAAAAGATCAGAGATAAGTTACCATCATGGGTCAGTCTCGAGAATCTTAAGAAAGTTGTCAAGTGGATCGGAAAAGCTCTTTTGGTTATAGGAGCTTTCTTTGGAGCATTTTGGGTTGGAAAGAAAGTTTTTGGAGGAAGAGGAAAAGAAGAAGATCCTGATCATCAATATATCAAGGGTGATGATATACCACACAAAAACCTTAAAAAGAAAGCAAATGCCGTTCTTAAAGCACCTTTGAGTAGTTCAAAGGTTAGTGCTTCTAAGAATAGTGTGAAATATCAGCTTTCTCAGAACATTGAAGATTCCATACTAGCTATACGGAGAAACATGTTTTCTTGTGAATTATTAGCTGATATGAAAAATGTTGGTAAACTAAAATGTTTAGCAATTGGCGGTCAAAAATTTATCGGAGTAAAACATTTCTTTGATAAAGCTAGAGGTCTCGTGAATGAAGGACATGATGTATACATTCGTTTGGTAAAAGCAAATTGTGATTTTGTTATTAAATATCATCACATGAGTGTTTATGAGTGTGAAAATTCTTCGCTTGTTTTATTTAATGTACCTAAGAATATTCCACCTCAAAGGAATATAATTAGTCACATTGCAAGTGAAGCTGATCATCTTGTTGCACCATCTCAAATGATTGTATATGATCTTATTAATGGAGATTTCGAGAGGAATCAGGTTGTGGCGAAGGTACGAGACAATCTACATGTTCCAGCTAGTGAATATTTCGAAGAAGTGGATATACCATCAGTTTATCAATATAACTATGGTTATAAAGGTGCTTGTGGTAGTTTACTAATTGGAGCTATAGGTCCTGCAAAGATCTATGGAATTCATGTAGCTGGAATTGGCGCAAGTAACGGTAATGTAGGTTATGCAGAGCCTATAACACCTGAATGTTGCGATTTACCAGAAGAAGAACCTGGTCATGAAATGTTTTACGATGAGATTGAAGGCGTTGATACAACAATGAGTGATCCAAAAGCAATGATTGAAATTGTTCCTAACATCGAACCAATCGGAACTGTTCATAGAAGTTTAGCTGTTTATGGATCTAAAGAATCGGATAAAGTACCTACGATAATTCAAAATCAGATTTATCCAACAGGTTATTGTCCTGCTCCATTAATCAAACAAAATGGAATTGATCCTTTACAACTTGCTTTGAATAAGTATTCTAAAGTACCTTATTCATTTGAACCCAAATTATTATCTGAATGTGCTGAAGATGTTAGTGATCTATTGATTACTTATTGTAGGCCAATTTTATCCACTAAACAACAGTGGTTATCAGATGAACAAATAATTAGTGGTGTTGACGGTTATGATTGCTACGGTGCTAGCAACATGCAATCTTCTGAAGGTTATCCATTATGCTTAGTTCGTAATAGACGTGACCCTCATTGTTTTAAATATTACTCAGTTATACCATCAGGAAAACAATGGTTATTTAAATTTGAAACTATCAATGGTAAAAGGAAGTTCATCGAAATACATCCCATTCTTCGGGAAATATTAGATGAAGAACAAGCCATGCGAGAGAAAGGAATTATACCACAATGTGTATATATTACTACACTAAAAGATCAGGTTATTCCTATCGAAAAAGCAAGAGAAATGAAAAATCGAATTTTCTCTAACTCTCCCGTTCAGAATACCATAGCCACAAGAAAATTCTTCGGACAATGGCAAGCTGCATATATCAGTAATCGCTTTAAAAATGAATCAGCTATTGGAATTAATCCTGAGAGTGATGAATGGACTACGTTAACTTGTAATCTAATTGCAAAAGGGAATAATTTTATAACTGGTGATTATAAAGCATTTGGTGATACATTGGCTCGCGATTGTATGTGGAAGGCTTATGATATTATTGAAGCATGGTATAAATTTTATTATGGTGAAGAAGAAGAATATCAATATTGTAAACAACAACGATATATGTTATTCATGACTATGTGTGAAGGAGTCCATCTTGCTAGGAATACATTATTCCGAAAAATAGCGGGAATCCCATCTGGTTTTGCTTTAACCGTTGAGATAAATGATTTGGTCAATAAGTTGTATTTAAGATACATGTTTTCCAAAATCACGGGCCTTGATGTCATACATTTTCGACGATTAACATATTTATGCACCTATGGTGACGATATGATTCTTAGTGTTGATGATAGTATCAAAGATTTATTAACCTTTAATAATCTTCAAAAAAGTTTTGCAGAGTATAATATTGAATTTACACCTGCAAGCAAAGATGGCGTAACTTACCATCATTTGACATTACAACAGTGTACGTTTCTGAAAGGGGAATTCGTACCTCATTTTTTCCGGAGACAGAAATTTGTCCGGAAATTACCCTTACCCTCGTGTTTA